AGGACCTCCGTCCATATAACGCCTAGCGCTATTCCCTGTACGGCAACCTTTGAAGCCGCAAGTCCGGTGGAGGTGTGGAGCCTTTGGCCCTGTAAAAGTACGTGCACGGAAATTACAGGGTTTTATATGAATTAAATAGTTTCTAATGGAGCACAAGTAAACTTAACAAACATGTCATATTGATTAACTTCATAACGACCAATACTTTCAATTTTGTCTATTGATATATTATAACCTGCAATCATACAATCGTATACGTCAGGATATTTTTCTGGCCATTCAAAACCATCTAAACAAGTACCTGCAACAGTTGAACATAAATACAAAGTTAATAATATTTTCATCTTGACTTTTTAAATTAAAATCCTATATTGTCATCATTAATATATGAAAGGAACACATGACCGATATAACTAAATATAGAAATGTTTCTCTAACACATGAAACATACAAGACATTGATAAGTTTGTCGAAGGTATTATTGCCCGATGCAACATTATCAATCAGTAAAACAATCGAATCGATTGCAAATGAAAAAGCAAAGAAACTTAACGGTAAAATAAAGGATAGAAAATAATGTTTACATTAACTGAAGAACAAAGAAAACAACTTTTACAGTATATGTGGGCTAGACCTTATGGTGAAGTTGCATCACATATTGCTATGTTAGCATCATTAAAAGAAAAACAACCAGAAAGTAAAGATGACAAATCAAAAAAAGATCTGTCCTAGGTGTTCTGGCAACGGTTTTATAAAAGTAAAAGAAAGCGTTGAAAAACCAATAGACACAGTTTTTCAATGTCCAATGTGTAACAGTCAAGGAGAAGTACATGACAAAGAATTTGATGATTATTTTGATAGTCATGCTGAGCTTAAGTCACTGCTCAAGCACTGATGTGTTAAACATTGGCGCCGCTTTTTATGGTGGTATGGAAAAGAAACCAAATCCTGTAGGTGCTATAAAACTATTAAAAAAGAAAGATAAAAAAAATGATGAATGAGTTTGAAGAAATAGAATACTTAAAAAATCAAAATGAGTATCTAAAGAAAAAACTTAAGGAACTTACTAGAAAGTATGAAGACTTAGAAAATGAGTTTGATAGACTGTATGAAGAAAATCAAAACATTCGATTAGTTAGAAATAAAGGTAATGTATTATGATAGCAGAGACAGACAGAGCATACATTGCCGGACTCTTTGATGGTGAAGGATCTATACATTTTAAACGTGGACCAGAAAAGAAAAAGAAACACGACGGTAATGGTTATCGAATATCTAATAGTTTAAGATTGTCTATGGAGATAACAATGACTGATCGTAGCGTTCTTGCCTGGGTCCATGAGATATTGGGTGTTGGTACACTAACAGATAAACCTAGAAAAGGTAGACGCGTTGATGGTACAAAATATTTAAAACAATATAGATGGCGTTGTACATTTAGAGATGCGTATTACGTTTGTTGTTTGTTGTGGCCTTGGGCGCATACAAAATTACCTAAGATTCAACAAGTAATAGAACACTATGCAGATCAAATGTTAGATGGTAAAGTAATAGATCTAAAAATGTACAAGGAAAATAAAAATGCTAGATAAATACATATACCAAGGTTTACATTTTATAATGAAATATGCTGGCGCATTAAATGCGTGGGCTTGGCGTAAACATGTAAAGATTATTAGATCTAAACAAGAAAAAGAAAATGAAGAATATATAAAAGAGCTTAAAAATAAACTGTAATATCATGGGTTTACGAAAAAAATATATAAATTCTACTCTGGTAAATAAAACTTGTAGTAAGTGTTATAAAACCTACCCAAGAGATGAAGAACATTTTTACAGAAGACAACATCACTCTAGAAAAGATACTTATAAATACAGTGCCGATTGTATTCGTTGCGATAATAAAAGAATGAAACAATGGAGAGTTAATCACAAAGAACAAAAGAAACAATCTGATTTAAAATATGTAAAAAGTGAAAGAGGTTATTTTAAAGCTTTACATTATTCTATGAGAAGATCTAATAAAGGTAATCTAATAAAAGATTTTGATGAGTTTATGGATTGTTGGGAAAGACAAAAAGAAAAGTATGGTGAGTATTGTCCGTATTACCCACATATAAAATTAACTAGAATAAAAGGACAAGGACATAAGAAAACCGATTCTAATATATCTGTTGATAGACTTGTTAATAGTCTGCCATATGCTAAAGGTAATATAATGTTTATATCTTGGAAAGCTAACAATGAAAAAGCTGGTATATCTCCTTATATTGCTAAAAAAATGTTAGGTTTTATTAAGAAAAGTAAACATCTAAAGTTATTTGTTGAGATAGATACTGCTACCAGAAACAATAAAACTTTTATACCTTATCATAAAAGATGAAGTGGAATAAATTATACGAGTACCCGGCGTCGATGCGGACGTCTCTTGAAGGTAAAAGACATTACGAGATAACTGGTGAAAAATTACCGTCGGTAACTACGATTCTTGGTGCTACTCAATCTGATGAAAAGAAAGAATCTATTGCTAAGTGGACTGCTAAAGTTGGCGAAGATGAAGCGATAAGAGTCAGGGATACTGCTGCAAGCAGAGGTACAAACATGCACTTACACCTGGAGCGGTATATACTAGGAGAAGGCCACAAGGACCTAACAGACGAGGGTCAGGTGGCAGGCGACATGGCTCAGGTGATTATTAACAAGGGTTTATGCGATCTTTCTGAAATATGGGGCAGTGAGGTTACCCTATATTACCCAGGGTTGTATGCAGGAGCCACAGATTTAGTAGGTGTATTTGACTATGAAAATTCCATAGTAGACTTCAAGCAATCAAATAGGCCCAAGCGACGGGAGTGGATAGAGGACTATTTCATGCAGCTGGGCGCGTATGCGATGGCTCACAACTGCGTTTATGATACAGATATAACCCAAGGTGTCATATTGATGTGTACACCTGACAAATATTTCCAAAAGTTTCAGATAAAAGGCAGAGAGTTTATCAAATACCAACACAAATTTCTAGAAAGATTAGATAAGTATTATAGTGACCGAAATAAGGCAGAATCATAAAATTGCCACAATTAAAAAGTGAGGTTTTATGCGGTTGATCACCTGCCTATAGGTTTTTGGATATTGTTAAATTTGGAAAAAGGGTTTAGAAAAAGAGAGGTGATCTGGGGTTGAGGTGATCAGCAAGGAATACCAATGGTTTTAGAGCGTAGGATTATCAAGTAAAAATAGGTGTAGTTTAGAATGATTCTAGAATAGGGGCCGCGCGAGTACTTTGGATTTGATTTTTGCATTTAAAATTCTGGAAAACCTATAGGGGTGATGATATGAAGTCAGTATGCCCAAGAAGAAAAAAAGAAAAGCTAAAAGCAAGAAGTTAATACCTCTAAATGTGAAAGCATTAGGCAGTGATATATCTGCTTATCCATTTGTAGAAATTGAATGGAGTGATATCGAAGGAGATGCGGGCTGGTCTGATACTAAATCATTAAACAAAGAAAAATTACCTATATGTGTATCTAAAGGTTATCTTGTTAGTCAAAAAAATGGTGTTACTAGAATATTTACGGACTATATAAAAACAAAAGACAAACCTACATTTGATAGTATTGGTAACACAACTATAATTCCAACTGCTGTAATTACATCTATAAAAAAACTTAGTTAAGTTTCTTAAGTCTTGGTAGTCGTTTCTCTTTTACCTTTTCTTTAACATCTTCTGTTGTAACATCTTGTAGTAATGGTGAGTATTCTTCTAAAATCTTTTTAAGTTCTGTTTCCATTTCTTCTTTAGACATATCATCTAGTTTACCAGTTCGAATTATTTTTTGTTCAACATACAATCCTGCTGCCTTACCTCTTGCTACCTCTGCATTGTTTGCAGCTGAGAACGCTCCTTTTTTAAGTGCAGCTTCTCGTATCTTACCAAGTTCTGATATATGTCTTTCATAATTGACTTCGTATTTCTTTTGATATTCTTCTCTGATCTCACCTATGTATTTAACAACAAGTGGATATAGTTTTGGATTACGTAATTCTGATGCTCTTACATATGCAGAGTCTTCATCATAACCAGCTTCAATAGCACATTCTGTGGGTGTCTTCCTACCTTCGTTTGTCACCAATAGCTGTGCAAACTTCTGTTGTTTTTCTGTTAATCTTTTTGGTACTCCTGCCATATTTGACATTTAGAGTAATATAGAGTAAAAGTCAATCAATGATAAGCGCACAAGAATTAGCTAAACAGCTGAACAATTTTCTAAAATCACCTACATGTCAGAACGCTAGGGTGCAAGTTAAATTACCAAGAGGAGAGTTTCATTCTCCAGATGGTCACTTTGATATCCATTCAATTACATTGTTTGAAAATAATATAATTGGGTCCAGAGAGTCACATAGACTAGTGTTTGAGATTGCAACGGAGAGTTGGAGAATGGGTTCTGTTAAGAAAAAAGCATAAACACAATTTACTCTGAATGCAGTATGAAACCAGAGGCAAAATTCTACCAATATTTTAAGAAAAACACACCTAATATTTCTTACACAAGAATAGAAAATACAAGCAGTTTAGGCACGCCAGATGTATTGGCATACAATAAAAACAATACATTTTTTACAATTGAATTCAAAGTAAGTAAGAGTAAAAAAGTACGATTTTCACCACACCAAATTAGCTTCCATGTACGTCATCCGAAGAATAGTTTTATTATAGTCCAGACCCCTGATGCTTGTGGCTTGAAACTTTATGAGGGCTTGAAGATTAGAGAGCTTGTCGCTTGCGGCTTGCAGCTTGATGCTTGTTGCTTGGGGCTTGCAGCTTGTCGCTTGAAGCTTGAGGCTCTTTGAGCTTGGAGCTTGTGGCTTCCTCTATATCGTTGTGTGGAACTGTTTCCTCTATAACCTGTTGAAGGCCCGGACCAGGTCGCACGCCAGCGTCATCCGTCGATGCCGTCCCAAAGCTAATGGCCTGATCCGATTTATTACGTAGCTTTCGTAATTCTTTATAATATTTTGGGTGTCTAAACATTTTAATGTTTTCCGTATTTAATAGTTTTTATCATAGGATCCCAGCACTGTCGACAGTCTCGACATTCATTGTCTTGTTGTGCAGCTGGACATGTAGCGCCAGCTTCAACTACTTCTGAGCTGTGGGGCCACGAAGCAGGCGCCCGCTGGTTTACCATGGGCGCGCTAAATCGTATGACTAAATTGTTTGGCTTGTCTGTTAGATGGTCCTTAATCCAGGCTTCACGCGTTGGCAGCCAGTGACGCTTCTCCGGTGTTGCCCTGCAAACTGAATAAATTTTTTTAAGATGATCTAAATCCTGAACATCACCGCTGTCATGCCATCTGAAGACATCCGGCTTTTTTGAATTAATTAAATGTACCATAGCTGTCACCCATTGCGGCGAGCTTATGGCCTTGAGTCTTCTGTATTGTGCATCCTGAACAACCTTGAAGACGTAACAACCTTTTAATGCGTAACAGTCGTAACAGACTGAGCCTGGGACCTTCTGGAGCTTGCCGCCAGTTTTACATTCTTTGGCAGGTAAACCTATCGACCAGCCAGGCATCTTTGAAGGCTTGCTTAGGCTGCCGCCTATAATTTTTAATGCTTCACTTGTTTTCATAATTCTTTCTCCTATAAACTCCTATAACATTATAATTCTTTCTTGTCAAGCTTGCTGCTTGAAGCTTGCAGCTTGTCGCTTGCTGCTTGTAGCCTCTGGCCTGAAGCCAGCGCCAGTGGTTTATCAAAATTTTTTGTTTCATCATAATTTCTTTCTTGCTTGCTTACAGCTTCAGGGTCGATGCACAATGCACCGCCCATCCCAGCTGGACCAGTCTCTTCGCGCTGTGGTCGTCTGCAGTTCCCAGCACTAATAGACTGATCCCAGATCAGATTTTAGGTGTTTGTGTGGGGACGTCTCCCGCTTTCGTGCCTAGTCATCTGATCAGGGATCAGGCCAGGTTGTCTGTGTATCCCTGGCAATAATCCTACCTACTTTTTCTGGTGTAGGTCCCATACTAATTTGAGTTTTTTAATTCCGTAATTAGCAAAAGGGAATAAATCAAATATAGTCCTTGACAATCCTATTGTCAAGTGTTAAAAAACATTTATGCAAAAAATAAATACAGAAAGAGGTACAATGACTAGAATAAGACTAAATCAAGAGTATCGTAATAAGATTGCTAATCGTATGCGAGTACACCTTGAACAAGAGGACACGCAAGAAAAACAAAAGGATGACGAGTTGAAAGCACAACAAATTGACTTAAATGACAATGCGTGGAAGAGAGTAGATAAAATAGTTAGACGACATTATACCGAAGATGATGTTGAGAA